TCTGGGATCATTTTTTGATCTGCAGGTTCAGGAACTTCTAGGATTCTTGTTTCATCTTTGTATTTCCACTCGACAGATCCGTCCATGAACTCATCACCAACTTCGAGTTTTAGACTATCGCAGAGCATTCCAACAAGTTTTTTCATTACTATGTCAAATGTGCTCCATCCTGTGAAGCTCGGTAGTTCAGTGTTTTCACCTCCCCAAAATTCGTGTATGTTTGTGTTGTTTCCACCAGCTGTGAAGACATAGTTTCCCAGAAATGCTTTCATATAATGTCCTATTCTTTTCAAGTCACATTTCATATCATAACTAGCTTCAGGTTTCATTACTCCTGCTTTTGCCTTTTTAACACTCCTTGAACCTCCGGAGTAGGTCATTGGTTTAGTGTTTGGTGTGGCTTTGGCTTTGCTTACTTCTTGATGCCAATCAGGTACATTGTCTGATGCTGTCCCATATTTGGCTTCTTCTTTTAATCCTAATACTCGATTTGCCATGAGTTTTACCTCCTATTTTTTGCATTCCAGCCAACTTATTGGATAAATAAAGTCAAAAATTATTGATGCAACTGGAACTGATTCGTTATTTCCCTCCACGTTTACCTCTCCGTCAGGAATTAATTCGTTGAAGTTCACGAATTGAAAGATACGGTTAGGGTCGTTTGGGTTTTCCTTTAAAATGTTAAAATGAGTTATTATACATGCACCCACCCGGGTTGCAAGGTTTTTAGCTTTTTCTGTTGCTATTTCTGGATCCTTATCATATTCAACACAAACAAACTCAAAAGATGTTTGTAGATAATTTGTTCGACTTAGGTTCGCTTTTGAACCTGGTTGTGGTATTGTAGGGTGCTCAACAATCCAAACAAGAGGAGTGTCAACACCAACATCACTCTTAGGTCCTACGATAACGTTTTTAACATCTTCTAATATTCCTCCAGGTTTAACCTCATATTTTATGTAGTTGGGAACGGTTCTTGAAACAGTATCTAATCCTTTGACTATTCCCTGGGCCATTAGTATTCATCCTCCCTGTGTTTCCCTCACAGCTCTTATTGTGAATTCAGGCACTCTTCTCTCTGTTTGTTTTATACTTTTTTCAACGAATTTCCGGGGTTTCATACCACGAACCCATGGTACTGCAATCATCCTACCCTTGTATTTGAAAGGTCCAAGTAGTCGAGCAGTTTTCGGTCGTATTAACTGGCCACGTGGCCCATATATTCCAGTACCATCATTAACCCATTTTGTGTAGATTGCACTGCTGATGATTTTCTGATTTAATTCTCCACTGAATTGGCCGGAGATTAACCAGCTACCTTGCATCTTTCCATGATCAACAGGACTGTTTCTTTGAAGATTTCCACGTAATTCCATCACTGATAAATCAACAGTTCGTCTGACAGCTTTTTGAGTCATCTTTGCAGGACTTTTATCTAATTTAACTGTCACTCCCAAATTAGACATTGTATAAGTCAGCTCCTGTAACTGCTGAAAAATCAACATTATCTGATTTGGTGGATTTGTCAACAACAAAAGGATTTAAATCTGCTTTAAGTGAATCATTGAATACATTATCATCACTGATTTTGATAGTCCAATCATTGACTTTTACCAGGGCGGTTTCACGTCTTGCAACAGCCAGGGCAACCATATTAGCCACCAATCTTAAACAAACATTGCCCACTGCTCCAGGGACATTATCTGTCCAGGAAGTGTGACAATAACTGTCAATTAGACTTTCAGCTTGTGAAATCCATTTAGTGAGTAAAGTGTTAAGGCCTTCATTGTCATCTCCATCCAGTTTTAGCTTCTTAGGGGTAACACCGGTTAATCCTATTACTTCCTCAGTGGTACAATATGTCATGTTGAATCACTATCCTGTCAAAAAAAGAGAAAAATGTGCTAAGTTAACCAATTTATACTGGTTTTGTCTGGTCTGAGAGTGCAATTACATTCACAGCGGGGTTCTCATAGCCCTGGTCCGTTTCCTGGGTTAAGACATAATCAGTTCTGCGTAGTTTTGGAATCCTGTCAGGCTCAATGGTAACGTTGTAGAATATACCAAATGTAATGTTGTTAATGTCTTGTAACATAGAAACATTACCATATCCATTAGTAGTGTCTAATATTTCACTGTCATTCAAGACTGATGCTTCACGAACAGGGATCCCTTTGTAGGGTCTTGCTACGTTGTTGCTGATTGCATCATCACCTGCAACAGTGGGTCTTTCACCAACTTCATCAATGTAAGTATCAAACTGATCACTGTTCAAGTAGAATCTAAGATTTGAACGGTTTTTCAGGTAGTTCCTGGGATAAGCTTTTAGCATGGCTTTCATCATGTCGGTGACTTTTCCTGCTTTGTCAAATGCTTTACCTGTTCCGGTTCCGTAGATTTTATTGGTTGATTTTTTAATCCAACCGTCCTGGCTTTCGAGTAAACTACCTGTAGTGTACTTATCTTTGTCCCCACCTACTGCAAGGGACTCCCAGTCTTCACCGGCCTGCTGACCCATCATTGAAACAAGAGTAGTATTAAAAGAAGTACCTTCTACATTTCTTCGCAGTGATTTATCAGTTATTCCTACTGTGGCAATGAATTCTTCGGCTTTTAACTGTTCCTGTGCAAAGTCAGGACTCTTGGTGGTTCCTTCCTGGTTTTCAACTGCTTTTTCAAGTATTCTACCACTGAATCCTACCCTGTCAATATTCTGTACCTGGGCAGTCATCTTAATTAGTCGGGCTTCGGAGAGTATTGTTTTATCACGAGTAGCAGCTAAAACATATTTGTTGAAATATGCAGGTTGTAATATGCTTGCACCTAGCTTATCTGTGGTGGTTATGTCTTTAAATGCAGCTGAAAGCTGATTTAACATGTTTGTATTATCTTCTGTCATTTTATTTACCTCCAAATTTTACATTTTGCAACCGTTTAAATCACGGCCTAATTCTTCTTCAAAAGATTTAATCACAGGAGTGGGGTTTTTTTCTCCATTAGGTTTTAGAGATTTAGATGCTCCTTTACTTTCAGGAGTTTCCTCTTCATCTTCCTCTTCTTTTGATTTTTTACTTGAACTGGTGAGTTTGGTTCCGCAGCTGCTACAATATTTATCATCTGTTTTAACTACCGCACCACAGTTAGAACATTTTGTTGGACCTCCTCCTGAGGAAGATTGTTTCTGGGCTTTCATAGCTTTGTCAACAGCCTTGTCAACAATTTCTTCAATGTCTGATTTTTCAACATATTCCTTAGTTTCATTTTCTTTTTCTTTAGTCACATTAACGCCTCCATTTTCTGATTTTGGGTTTATAAAATTTGTTAAAAGATTTATAGCTTCTTGAATCTTATTTTTAGATTGTTTTGAAATCACTCTACCCTCTTTACCTACAAAATTGGGATTGCTTTTAGTACTGCATGAATTATCCACACAAGGGTTTTTTGTCAAAGTCAATGTGAAAGCAACAGGATTATTAATATCCTTGATTAAAACTCGGCTTTTCAGGGATGCCATAACCTTATCAGCATCTTCTTTTGATAAAACTGAAACTGAATAAGCTATTTCACCTTTTAATGCTGCTTCCATCATTTCAGGGTCAGTTATTTTACTCTTTACCACCCAGGTTCCTGCAGGATATTCACGTTCTTCACCTTTGATGTTTTTCATCACTTTGGGGGCATCAAGTAGATATGATTCCACGGGATCCCCCATGTTTTTCTTAGTTACAAGGAATTCGTGTTCTTTGTCGATTATCCTGTAATTCATGAATTCATGTGCTATTTTTGCAACTTTTTCTGCCGTGAGTATTTCTTCACCATTTGCAGCGTCACAATCTGGTTCTCCTGGGATGAGGGCTGTTCCTGTGAACATGACATGGTCTTTTGCTTTTTCAACTGCTAAAACACTTGATTTAGAATTAGATATTCTCATAAAAATTCACCTCCAAAAAATTAGTTTTATTATTCTTCAAAAATTTTGATTAACTTCTTTTTAACTCTATAACGTTCAATACCTTCTTTAAATCCTTTAAAAAATGGTATGATAACTAATTCTAAGAAAAGGATTAAGAAAGCTAGAGCTAAGAAGAGATAAAGTAATGCAAAATTCAGAGGACATCACCCCCTATAGAAATTGGTTTAAAGCTAAAGCTAAAGGTCTAAAACAGAAATGAGTTTAAATAAAAAGAGAATAGTAAAAATTAATTTATAATGTATTTATAC